TAAAGTTACCCTTTTTATTTGCTTGCATTGCTTTTTTACGTGCAAGTATTTCCATAATTGGATTTTTCTTTTCTTCACTCATAGATAATTTCCTTTTATAATTTTACATTAGATCCTAAATATTGTTCTACATCACCATACAGTGATATTAGCATGGCTAATTTATCATCGTACACTCTTACAACTGGAATTTTTTTGGTTAATTTTTCACTGTCTCTAAGTGGGAGGCATATAGTATATGGGCTGCTTATCTTTTTTTGTAAATTTTTTAAAAGTTTTGCAGGTTGTGTTTTAATTTTTTTAATCTTATCACCTGAAAAAAGGTTAAAATCATAGTGTTGTATTTGAGCTAATTGGAAGCAATTTTCTCCTTCTTGTTTTAGCTGCCAACTACTACCACTTCTACCTCCAACAAACCAGCGGAATATAACTTTGTCTATAGGCAAATCACTATAAACGTTGTGTTCCGGAGGCAAATTCTTTAAAACGATATTTGTTATTTGTTCTTTATTATAGTTCATCTGGATAAACTGTAGTACCGTTGTTCATAAAAACTACAGTAAACTTATCAGTTTTAAACTGATTGTTTAATTTTCGGCAAAGATTTCTAGCATGTCCGGGATTACTAAAACTTGTTTTTTTATATTTTGGAGCAGTCTCATTAGCAAGATAATGGCTTGCTTTTAAATTAATTGGCTGACCATCATAAAACACAGCCCAAATCCCACTTGCCTCTACAATTTGTATATTTTTATATGTAGTTTTATCTACATGTTCTAATATAACTTTAGGTTGTGTTCTACTCATTTGAATTTACCGCCTACTATTTCAACCTTTAAAACTTCTTGTTTTTTGCCATTTTGAAAATTGTTTAAATCGGCTAACAATTTTGCTATTTCATCACGTAATAATCTAGCCTCTTCAACTGGTATCACACAATCTTTAACTTTACGACTTTCGAGGTATGATACTTTCTCTATAAAATTCTTAATCTGTAACATTAAGTATTTAGTAGCAGTTTTACTTCGTCCTCAGTTTTAAAGGGTCCTCGATACTCATATCGTTGAATAAAAATGTACTTTGGGCAAAAAACTGCTTGTTTTACACTGTTCTGTTCGATAAGGAACCAACCTGCAGCATGGTAACACTTACTCTTACGTGTTTTAGTAAATAGGTGTAGTTTTTTCTTCAAATCAAACATATTATTATATGTTTTACTTGTAGTTGGATATTCAGGATAGGGAAGACTTGCCTTCGTCTTGTTAGACTTAATAGGTTCAAATCGTATCTTTGTTTTCTTACGTATGTCTTGTACGTTAGTAAACTGTGATAAATTTCCGTTGAGTTTTACTTCATATCCTGTTCCGTTAGCTTGAACGTTACCGACTTTCTTTTCTCCGTCAGTAACCACCCAATACTGGTCTTTAATAATTGGCTTGGCGATTAAATCTGTCATAATTACTCCTTAAGTTTTCCCCATATAATTTCTCTTGACGGAATATATGCTATAGGATATATCCATCCTTGATGTTGCATCTTTTGAATAAGATCCTTATATTCTATAGGGCATTTTGCATCAACACCGATCGCTGCCCTTGGATACTGTACTAACTTTGTGCTAAACTTAAAATTCTTATCGCCGGGCATCGCTGATATAACTTCATCAGCATCTTCTACGTCAACGTACATAGTTCACCCTTATAAGGATTATTCAGCCACTTAGCATATGTTTCAGCCTGCTCACTGACCTTGTTGAGTTCATACTTACCGCAGAACTTCATAAAGTGTACACCGACCTGTGCTGTAGTCGTAGTACGCACACCATTAATAATAGCAAGGTCTACGAGGTCCTTGATCTCGTCAGGTTGTGCGGTCAGATCAATCAATAACTTATTGCGTTCATACAAGTCTTTTACACGATGTTCAACACCGTCAGGATCGGCCCAACGCTGTAACATCATGTTGTTCCAATTAAAGCCTTGCTTGTATCGATCAGCATAGGCTTCAGTTAGACCAACTTTATTCTTGCTACCCTTAGTGCGTACCCCGGGATATGCGCTGAATACATTGTCACCTGCATCACCGCGCATGATTTTCTCAAACAAGTGAAACTGTGGATCACCTAATGTTTTATGTTCATTAGTTTTCTTATCCTTTACAGGCTTGCCCTTGTCATCAAAGTATCCTTCAAGGGTAATCAATTGGTTACTCACACCGTTATATTGCTTTACTCGTTCATTAATTAACTGAACATAATCGGTATCGCTGCTGATGATATAATGTTCGTCGTTGGGATGCAAATGAATAAATCTTGCGATAAGGTCATCTGCCTCTGCCCGTTCATGGCGCAATACCGATGTATTAGTTTTCTCACGCAGATACGTAGTGAACATGTCATACGTTTCCCAAAACATTTTATTTTCTTCTGCTTCAGCCTCAGTCAGACTTTGCTCTGCAACTTTACGATGTGCCTTATATTGGGGATATACATCCTTACGCCATGATCTGCCCTCAAGACAGAACACAACGTGGTCAATACCAAATTTACGAACAACTTGATTAACACTTGAAAGGCTCAAGTGTAGTGCCATGCCTATCTTTTCCCAAGTGTCACTATTGCGACTTGCAATGTGTCGGGCGCGGAAGAACGTATTTGCTGTATCAATCAATGCGTATTTCACAAGCACACCTATTTACAGATATAATATACGTATATTATACTAGGTGATTACGTAAGTCAACTAACTTCAGTGCGTCCGTCGCCCAAATCTCTTTGTCTAATCACTCTTATATCGTCACGGCGCTTTTCTGGGTCAGCAACTTCTTGCTCGTACACTTCTAGTGCGATATTACGGCATACAGTTTGGAACCAACGATCTACAATCTCGTTGTCTGTATCATCTTGTTTTAACTTATATCCTTGCTTTACAAGGTTTAGAACAAACTTATCATTCCAGTCTAAGTCGAAACTGCCGTTGTTGATATCTTTTGGGTCAAGGTCAACTCTTAAAATAGCAACATATGGTTCACCCTTAGCTGAGGCTTCTTCCTTAGGTGATAATTTCTTTTTAGGTTTAGGAGGAGCCTCGCTCGGTGGCTCAGGCCGCAGCCCTTCAGTTTTCACTCCCAAAAGTTTTTTGAGTTTGTCAAACATATGTATATGTATCCCCTGTCAATATCATTCAAATATAAATAGGTCCATAGGGTCCGGGTCATCCTCTCTAGGATGCTTAGAAAATACCATGATATCTTCGTCTGTATCAAGATCGGTTTTGGTACTGGGCCTAGTTTTGTTTTTTAGTTTGATAGATTTCATGTAATGAAACCCTAAATTTTCTGCTATAGACTTCGTATCACTACATAATTTATACTTAGAAAAATCTTTTATGTTGACAAGCATTGTGCCGTCATCAATCAAGTATTTCCTTATGTTTTCTAAAGTTGGTTGCATGTAATCGTCTAGCCAGTTTTTATAACTGACTCCCTGTTTATATGACTGATTACCGATTTTATAATCTTCTAGACTAAAATAGGGCGGGCTACTAAATGCCAATCCTATAGTGTTTTCCCATTCAGGTACAAATGTCTCGCTACCTTGACAACGAATGTCATAATGTTGATTTGTATAATTGACTTTATTATAATCTTGTGCCAATTGTCTAAGCCGTTCCACCAATACATAGTTAGGGTCTGTACCATGATACTCAACTCTGTTTCGCATAGATGAAAGTAATCTTACTCCCCATCCGCAACTAAAGTCATAGTATTTGTCATTGACATTATAACGCTTGATTACCATGTCGGCAGTTTGTATAGGAAAATTGCTAGGCTTCATAGCAACGCCGCCGCCGCTAAGTCTTAGCGCGGTTTCAAAATTGTAAATATCAGATTTATCTTTAGGATAGACTTTATCACTTGATAAAACTCTACTCCAAAAATATCTTATTAGGTCATTGGATTCAAAGACTTCTTCAATAGTCCAAAGAGGAGATTTTAGTTTTACTTTTGCCATCAAGTCTTTGACATAGTAATTAGTGATGTCACTTATTATGAAACTACCATTATAAACTGCTTCTAAATTCTTTTTTACAATATCAAAGTCTGGCTTTTTATAATATTGTTCTTTTAGTCGCAAACACACATCTTCAGATAAATCACACCAATGGTCAGTGTTTAGGGTTTTACCTAAATGGGTAATCGTGTATTTTTTTGTTTTTGCCATGTAAAAATTTATATAGCATAATTTTTTGTAAACGTTTCAAATAGTTTGAAACTAGCAAGGTTCTTAGCCTTGCTCTCACACATGACATCAGCCCAACTCCAATGACCATATGCCCAACGATTTACATCTTCATTGTAATAGTAGTCACTGTGGGCACGTAGTTTTTGTTTGTTGTAGCCATTTTCTAGTAATAGTCCGAGTTCTGGACATCCACTGCCTGCACGGTCGAGATGACCGTCTTCCCGTGAGACACTAAAATGTAATACAGGGCGTACGCCGCGCCAACTGTCAATAAAATACTTAATACGATCATCATTGGGTTGGATATACTCACCTGTCTTGACCCAGTGATGGTGTACATCTAGCACCAGAGCGAGATCGTTGGCGAGTTCGAGGCTTGCGTCGATACCCCATGATATCTCGTCATTCTCGATTGTGATTGAGTTCCTTGCCTCGGGACTAAGTCGGCTGAGAACGTCTTTGATACCTTGGGGACCTTTACGTCCTGAGATGTGAACATTGATTTTAATGTCCTGAAAGTTCTTACCGTACCCCATCCAACGGGCCATATCGACATGATATTCAAACTCCTCTATACTCTTATTTACTACTTCCTCACGGT